TTAGCAGCACGAATGATTACTTGAATATCTGAGTCTTGGAATATCTTAAATGTATATGTAAACGTGGTAGTTGAACCATCACCACTATAACTGTTTCTAACTGTAGTTGAAGATATTGTCATATTTAGAAACCTTTAAACAAACTTGATGGTTTTGTAAACAAAAATTCTTGATTACTATCTCTTTCCATTTGTCTTTCCATTCTTCTAAGATAACCAGGTGATAATGTTTCCATCATTTGATAGCCTATTGCATAATCAAACACTGTTTTTAAATAAAAAAGATTTAAAAATGGAACATTACCAATAACAGATTTATATGCTTGTCTTTGTGCAGCATCTATATTTCCATCTTTTATATAATCTAAAATTTTATAAACTTTAGCAGCTTCTGATATTACTGGACCAGCTAATGTTGCAAGAACACCAGCATTATTTTTTGATTCTTGAAATAAAAAATCACCATATATACCCAATCCACCACCTCTTGCCGCAGAAGCTAACCAAGTTTTATAATCAGTTGGATCTTTAGGTGTTTTTCCTTTTAATATATCTAATACAGAGTTTGAAATATAACCAGCAATAGTTGCACCAATAAATAAATTTGCTATACCAAAAACTCCTTCTGCTGTTCTACCAGCTTTTATTGCTGCTAATTCTCTTCCAAGTGCTTTTTGTGTAAATGATATTGCAAATGCTTTGAATTGTCCCATAAATCTTATTGCTTCACCTGCTGGTGTGCCAGCTAATAAACCTTGTTTCATAAAAGCTCTAACTCTTGCGTCAGGTTCAATAACAGCAAAAGAAGATCTATCTACAAAAATACCAGTTATTTTTGTTTTTAAATTATCTTTAAATAAATCAATTTGTCTTTGACTTGGATTTTGCATATCCATTAAAGGTAATATTTCTTTATTTGTTAAATTATCTATATTACGAATTGAAAAAAATTCTGTTCCATCTTCAGCAGTTTCAACTGCCATTTTTCTAATAGTATTCCAAATTTTTTCATCAATACCAAAATGTGTTATTAATCTTTTAAATTTGTTATCTAAATTTGCAAAAGCTATATTTCTTTGTTTTGCAACATAATTTCCTAAACCAAGAATAGATCCTTCTTTTAAAGAATCAGTCCACCAACGAAGTAAATTAAGTTTAAAAAATGTTCTTTGTACTTTTGTAAATCCTTTATTTAAAACATCTCCAGTTGAATAACGACCAGCTAAATCATTAATAATATTATCATTTATAAATCCTAATTGTTGAGCAATAGCAATTTTTCTTTCTGAAGATTTTATTTTAGATAAAGATGACATTGCTTCTTGCACTCCACTTAAATAAGTTTTGCCTTGCCATTTTAATTCTCTTGCATAGTTATGAATATCTGTAAAAGAAGATATAACAGCACCTCCTAATTTAGTCATATTAGTAATTGATCTCGTAATAGCAGACCATTTAGCACCAGAAAAGGAACTAACCATATTAACTCTGCCAGTTATTTCATCTAATTGATATTGAAAAGCTCTGTCATTTTTTGCAATTCTTTCAGTGGTTCTTCCTTGTTTAACTAAATTTTTAGCAACTAATCCTTTTATTGTATTAAAATTTTGTTCAGGTTTAGTTCCAAGTACATTCATTAAACCAATATTATTTGCTGATCTTTGCAAACCAAAGAAAAAAGATTCTCTTAAATTTCCAAATCCAAATTTTTTATTATAATCAAACCAATCGTCTGCAGTTTTAAATAATAAAACTCTTTTAGCATTCATATTTTTTGTAATATCTCTTGATCCATAAGAACCTGAAGATCCATCTGTAACTATATGTTCATTACGAGATAATGAATTATAAACATAATTTAAAAATTCATCTTTATTATCAAAACCATTAAATGTTTCGTCTTTTAATTTTGGTATTATATAATCTTTCCACGCTTTTAAATTTCTATCTGTATCACCATCTAAATCATCAGCTTGTTTTCCAGATAATTCTTTTAATACTTTAGCTGCATTTCTTATTTGAAATGGATCGTGAGTTTGTCTTACAATCCAACCTGGAAGTTTACCAATATTAGCACCAAGATTATTTAATTTTAATCTAACAGACTCAGAATAATCTGACATAATTTTAGCAAGTTCAATTACTTCTTTTCTTTTTTCTGTTACTGATTTTCCTTCACCAAGTTCCCAAATAGTTCTTGATACTCTTCTATCTATATCTTCATTAGCTTCAGAAAAAAATTCTACTAATTTATTTTGTCTTAATTTTTCATAAAATGCAGATGATAATTTTCTATATTCAGAAAGTTGAGAAAGTGCTGCAGATGCACGAGATCCTGCTTTTTCTAAATTACTACCAACTAGAATTGCTGATAATCCTTCTTCTTCATTACCTTTAAAATTAACAATAACAGAATCAACAGCTTTTCTAATTTTAATTTCATTTTCAATAGCATTTCTTTCTTTTATTTTTTTTGATATTTGTTGTTCTTTTAAAACTTTTTTTGCTAATTCATCTTTTAAAGCGTTATCAAGATTTTCTATTTTATTTTCTTTTTGTATTTTTGTTATGGTATTAAGAATATCTTCTGCTTGTTCTTGACTTACATTACCTCTTTTTAAAGCCTGTGCTACTACATCAATACATTTATTCTTAGCCATTATTATATTTGATTATGACAGTTAATACCATCAATGATAGCATCTTTAATTTCTTTTTGTTTATCTAATGCTTCTTTTGATTCTTTTTTGGATGTTTGCAATTCTGCACTGTCTTCAATATCTAAATTTTTTTGTTGTGTTTTTAAATTATTTAATTGATCATCTAATGATTTATTTTCTTGATCAATAATTCTTTCATCTAATTCTTTTGATTTTAAACTAGAGTCTAATGTATCTAGTGTATATTGTTCTTCTGTTTTTAATTCTTGTTTATTTACATTTTCATTAAATGGTTGTCTTGTAGAAGATTCAATAGTTACATCAGTTGAGTTATTAGAATTATTTTTATCTTTTACATTTATATCTTCATTAATTTGTGCATCTCTTAATTTAGGATCTAAATTTGTAATAGGAGTTACATCAACTGGTTTCTCTTCTAATAAATCAGACATTGCTTTTGCAATTAATAATCTTCTAGTTTCTGGATCTGTTTCTTCAAGTCTTAACATTATTTCTGAATTAGCTGGATAATATTCTTTATATAAATTTACTGCAGGATCTTCTGCTGAATCTATTCCAGCAGACTCTCTTGCTTGTTGTATTCTTTCTTTAAAATTTAAATTTGTTCTATAATCTCTTATAGCACCAACACCAACATGTAATCCTCCACCAATAATAGTTCCAAATGTAACATTTAAAAAACTATCCATTAATCCATAATCAGATTGTTCTGCTTGTGCTACACCATAAACAATAGGTTCTACTAATGCCGCTCCAACTGCACCTTCAACAACACCTTTAGCAAGTCTAGCAGTGGTAAATCCTTGTCGTGCAACTAAAGAAGCAAATCTTGCTTGACTTACTACAGGAACAAATGCTGAAGCAATGTTAATTGGATCTGCTAAACTAACTCCTAATCCTGTTGCAAATTTTAAAGTACCAGCAACAACACCAGTTTGACCACGAGAAAGTTTATTTGCTCTTTCTCTTTCTTTTAGTTTATGATCAACTAATAAATCAACAGTAGATTGTTTTTCATCTTGTTCAAATAATAATCCAATATTAGAATATTTTTTGTTTAATTCATCTCTTGTAATTAATGGTTCATTTTCTGTGGATTCATAAGTATTAGGATAAAAATCATCAGTTCCGCTACTAACAGTTCCTTTTCTTGAGGCAACTAAATCACCATATCTTATTAAAGAATAAACAGGATTAAAATTCCAAGCATCTTCTGCTGCTACTCCTAAAGTTTCTGATAAACTTAATTTATATTGATCAAAGCCTGATGATTGAGCAGTTTCATTAATGTCTAAACCAAAACCAATATTCGCCATAAGTAATTACTTTAAAATATCTTTAGTTGCTTTTCTGCTTATTGCTTTCTTTTCTGCTAATTGAAAATTCATATCAATGTTAGTTCCTGGTATTTTAAACGATGTATCATCAAAATTTATTTTAATATCTTCATTTTTTTTATTTCTTACTAAACCAATGCTACCATCATAAAATTTTACAGCTAAAACAATACCATTTCCATCTGGAGAATTAACCCATATACCATTTTCTTTTATTTGATTTTTCATTCCTTTATTTAAAATATCTTCAGAAATTTTTTTATCACTTGATTTAAATGACTCTATATCTAATTGATCTAAAAAATATTTTTTAGTAAAGTCAGCTTTTCTTGCAATAAGATCTATTTGAGGTGGTTCTAATCTATCATTATTATAAATTCTTGGAATAAAATAAGTATCTTTAAGAATAAAATTATCTTTGATATAAGATGTAGATTCTTTTACAGCTTCGTTAATACTCATTCCCCTAGACATTTTATTTGCTGCAATATAACTTAAAACATCCTGAATATTTTCTAATTCTTTATTTGCTGTAGATGTTACAAAAGGATTTCCTTTCATAACAACTTTCCTAAAATCTATTAATTCATCTGAAATTTTTGTTTGTAATGTTTTTTTAGAATCTGTTGTTGTAGATAAAAATTTATCTAATCTATCTCTCTCTTCTTTTGTATCTATACTCAATGCTTGTTTAGCAAAATTTATATCACCAAAATAAGAAACAAGTTTAGCTGTTGTTGGTAAACCATTTACAGGTTCTGATAATTGGTTTAATAATTTACCATAATTATCTCCATATTGTTTTTCTAAATTATTTAAAAAAAGAATTTTATTATTAACATCTTGATTGTTATAATCTTGAACAGTTCTATAAGCATCTTGTTGTGGTAATATTTTAATTTTATCTTCATTAACTCCAAGATTTTTTTGAGCATCTACAATAGAATTAATATATTTTTTAAATTTATTATCTTTAATTGCTTTGTCTTGTTCATTAACAAAATCATTATATTTTTCTTTAACATTTGGATTGAATTGCATAACGATAGAAGCTGGATCTTTATTAAGCATATCATCTTTTTTAGATGCAAAGTTTACAAGTTTTTGTTTCATTTCTAAATCAAATGCTTCAGAGCCTGGTCTAATTGGATAACTTGCAATAATTGATGATTCTGTTCCAATTTTTGCATTAAATATTTCTGAAGATTTTTCTTTAAAAATTATTAATCCAGTTTCTTTTTCTTTAAAATCTGAATAGGCTTGTGAACCAAGTATTGGTTTTATTGTTTTTTCATCAAAATTACTTTGTCTTCCATCTTGTAAAAGAGCAAAATGATTATCTATGTTATCTTTTAATGTTGGTTTTGCATCAGCATTAGCTTCTGCTATTAATCTAATTCTTTTTTCTCCAATTACATCTGGATAATTATTAATATCATTTAATTTAATAGCAGTTCCAACTGGATCTATATTCATATCTCTTTTAGCTTCTAATGTCTGAACTGTGCTTGGTATTCCTCTTACTTTACTTAAATAAGTATCATCATCAATTATAAAGTCTTTTCTTAAATCCTGATATAAAACCCCAAGATCTGCATATAATGTTTCTTTTTGAAGTTGATTGTCAGAATATAAAGCTGATGTAATAATTCTTTGTTCTTTAATGTCTGATTGATTAACTCTATCTTGAATTAAATTTTCTCTATTTTTTGTAAGTACAGAAGATAATTGTTTTTTTTCTTCAGATAAATAATTATTTACAAATAAATTTTTAACAGATGAACTTGGTGCTTCATTTGCATATTTATCTCTAATTTGTTTTGAGTATTGTAAAAATAAATCTGAACTTGTTATTGGATCTGAAGATTTAGAAAGTCTTGCTTTTGTTTCTTCTAATTCAATAGATGCTTTGTTTTCTAATTCTAATGCTTGAGTTTTTTCAATTACAGCTTGTTCTTTTGCATAATAATCATTTAATGTTTTCATTACTGGTTCAAATGCAGAAGCTGGACTGCCAGCACCAGAAAGAGGAATTTGAAAAGAAGTTTTAATACTAGGTACTTCAACACTTGGAACGACTTGAGATGTAAATGTAGGTATTTTTGGCATTAGAATGGAGATATTACGTTTGTATTAATTTCAGTATATGTTGGTTTTGGTTTAAATAAATCTTGAGCAGTATTTAATAAACTTGTTCCAGCACTACTTCCAGCAAATGTACTAATACCTTTAAATAAAGTTCCCATAGCAGTCATTCTTCCAGTTTGTCTAGCAACATCTCCTTGTATTCTGTAAAAGTTAGCTTCTTCAAACTTTCTTGCTTTTGCTACATCACCTTCGTAACTTATTACATTTCTTTGTATTTCTGCTTCTTCAGCATTTTTCATTGCAATTCTAAGAGAAGTTCCTGTTCCTTGTGTTACTCCAGCTTTAGCTGTAGATACTTCAGTCTTTCCAACAAATCTATCGTAATCTTTTGCAAATTGACCAAGTTTAAATTCTGTCTGTTTATCAATTAAACCAGCTTCTTGTTCAGCTATTTGTGCATTTCTATTTTGGATTGATTGATTATACTTACCAATAGCATTTTGTTGTTTTGCCTGAACAACACTCATTCCTAAAGTAATATATGGTACTGCTGGTGCCATTAGAAAATCCTCGCAAATCTATAATGATCAGTACCATCAAAACCATACTTTTTCATTAATCCTTCATTACTTAATCCCATCCATTTGGCAAATCTAATACCA